CCGTCGTATGCAAAAACATATGCAACGGGCCATGACTGAGAACAAAGATTGGGGTTTAAGCCGTGCATTACGTGAGCGTGGTGCCGAGCGTTTTGTATTTGGTACATTGGAAGTTGTACGTGGTAAGCGTCCTGCTCATGCACGTGAGACAGAATTGATTAACACATTGCAACCAGCATTAAACACATTTGGAGTAAAGTAATGAATCAAAAAATTGAAGATTTGATGTATCATGCAGGACTAACCGCACAAGGATGCTGGGATGAAATGGATGAGTATGATAAACAGGCTATAGAAAAGTTTGCCGAATTGATTGTAAAGGAATGTATGAATGTTTTAGATCCGGGCGGCCATCAATTGATAGCACGTTTCCACACAAGACAGTGGTTGTCAGAACATTTTGGAATAAAATGAAATTAAACGATATCCTACAATGGTCAGGCGCATTCTTTGTAATTATCGGGCATGTTTTTAACTCAATAGGTCCTAGTGTTTATCCCTACAACATTGTAGCATTTACATTAGGTACTGTTGCGTTTTTGTCTTGGGCTAGTCGTGTAAAAAATAGTCCACAAATAGTAGTCAATGTAGTGTCAATGGTTACTTGTTTAATTGGTTTGGTTAACGCTTGGAGATAAGATGAACAAATTAGTTAGAGATGGAATGGTTGCTGTATTATATAGCCCTGACTATGGTTCAGGATGGTATACATGGAATACGAACCATCCTGAATTATTATTTGATCCTGCTATCGTTCAATTGGTAGAGGAAGAAAAGTTTGATGAATTGAAAACATATGTTACATTAAAGTATCCCAACATATATGACGGTGGTATGTGGGAATTGAAGGTAGCATGGATACCTGAAGGTGCAATGTTTAGAATAAACGAATATGACGGCGACGAATCTATTGAATTGAAAGATGATGCAGATTGGTTTACGGCATAAGTAATATATTATTGGGGGCTGATTAATGAATAAAAAAATTAAAGAAATTGCCAAAGAGGCTGGATTTGTTACTTGGGCTAATGAACCACATGGTCCAGGTAAAGGTAATATTGATTGGTCTAGTTCCTATGATAAAGAACTAGAAAAATTTTATGAACTGGTTGTACGTGAATGTGCTAAAGAAGTTAACAATGTGTATAAACAAGGTGGTGGCACCTATGCTGAAACTATTTTGAAAAAAATGAATGTTAAATTAAAATGATACTTTATATAACTAATAAAGACCGTACAGTGTTTCTTCCATATGAAGAAGGTATGATTGAATGGTTACATGAAAATTATCCCTTCAGTAAATATCGGATAGAGGAATATGAAAAGTAAAGAAGAAATTATCACTGATATGTGCTATACATATCGGCATGATTATGGATTAGATAAAGATCCTAATGATCCATCATGGGTTGCAGGAATGACATTTGATGAACGTAAGGGTTTGTACAATACAATGAAGCAAATCTATGAAAATAATATTGAACCAATGGTGAATCAGTATAAAGATTTACAAGAAGGTAATAGTGTTATTCTACCTAAAGACAAAGACCATGCTGAAGCAATGGTACGTGTTGGAATGTTTTATTTGGAGAAAAAGAATGGAAAAAGATAATAGGGTTGAAATTGAATTAGATTTGAATGAACATGAGGTGTATTTGTTGGCTATGGAAGCCCACAAACGTGATATTACACTAAACAAGATGATAGAGAGTATTTTACAAGAGGTTGTTGACAAACATAAAGTCAACGAACCACTAGTGTAAATAGACATATGAACGATATTTTTTATGGAATTTTTAATTGGATCAAAGATGACTACCGTACTCATCCTTTTAGGTTTATCATTGAGTTGCTTGCTTGGGGTATTAGCATTGGCTGTTCAATCGCAATGGCACTCACCGTCCCCAATCCGCCTTTACTTGCTTTGTACCCTCTTTGGATCATCGGTTGTGGTCTCTATGCTTGGGCTAGTTTTACTAGGAAATCTTTTGGCATGTTGGCTAACTACTTGCTACTTGTAACAATTGATAGTGTAGGATTAATAAGGATGTTAATGTGATAAACAAATTAGAACAATATAAAAAATACTTTAGTTTTAAAGGTACAGCTTCACGTAGCGAATACTGGGGAGTATACTTAATTAGTTGGGTCCTACTAGGTCTTACTAGTTCATTAGCTTTTATATTATTTGTATTAAGTTTACCCTTTACTATCGTGGTAATAGGAATACTTGGTTGGATTACTTCTCTTGCAATATTATGTGCAGGTAGTATATTATCATGTTGGTTATGGATTGCAACCACAATTAGACGTTGCAATGATGCCGGAATCAATCCTTGGTTTTCTATTACCATACTATTACCTCCGCCATTCGGCACTATTCCTGTCATTGTATTTGGATGCTTAAAATCAGATTCTGACAAAGGTTGACATAAATATGTTTCTATGCTATAATATGCATTATGAAACGAAAAATCCTATCATTCACTATTGAACAGCCCAAACATCGGGCTCATAGAGTGTTGTTTTATTGCAACACTCCGTTCAAACCTAAGGTCGTACAATCCAAAAAGGGTGAGTACATCCGTAAACCTAAGCATCCAAACCGCATCGAAATTTGACAATAAATCATTTCGGTGTTACAATCTTATATTGAAACTTAGAAAGGAAAATCAATATGTCAGAAAAAACTGAAGCAGTCGTCCAGACCGCAAAAGAAATGGCACTCGCCGCAATCGCAGGATCCGCAACTATCTATTTGCTTACACTCATTCCGGTGTCAGCAGTCCCCTACATTGGAATTACATTCTGTATTGCTATGTTGGCTTATTTGATGTATACTATCAATCTTGGCCGTATCCAGTATCGCAAGCACCTGGAAGACATGGAAAATTCGATGAAAAACATCAAACAATAAAAGGTTGACAATAAATGGTTTTGGTGCTACAATAGAGTCTTATTCAGTCAAAAGGAGTTATTATGAACATTAAGCAAATTAATACTGCTATCATGCAGGGTGATCTTACTAATGAAGAATTGAATAGCATCGGTGATGCAATTCGTTTTGCCCGTGCCCAACTAGTGGTGCGTAACAAATCGGCATTGACGATCGGATCTAATGTTAAATTTACTAGTTCAACCCGTGGTACTATCTCCGGTGTTGTAAAGAAAATCAATCGTAAATTTGTAATTGTAGATCAACCGGGTCAGTTCCGTAGTTGGAGAGTGCCCGCTAACATGTTGGAGGTGTTATGAGTTATTTTGTCGGAATCGTGATTGTCATTGCCCTCGTTGCAATTGGCCCGTTACTGACTATTTGGTCATTGAATGTGTTGTTCCCAATGTTAGCTATTAAGTACTCATTAGAGTCCTGGCTAGCTGTAGTGATTTTAGGTGGATTGTTTAAAGTAGGAAAACCAAAATGAGTGAATTAGAAATTGATATCGTTGAAATGTTGGGGCAAGGTACACACCCTGCAACTATCTCCGCTGTATTGGAAGTGCCCGTAACTTGGGTTTATGAGGTGTCCGATTCCTTGAAGGGTAAGGAAGTGTTTAGCCCATACAAAACAGTCAACTCCTAAATTTGACAATAAATGGATTTGGTGCTATAATAGAATCTTAAACAGTTAAACAAAGGACTAACAAATGGCTTACATGAATCAAGAACGCAAAGCAAAGATTACACAAGCACTTAAGCCTATCTTGGCTAAGTATAAGGTTAAAGGATCTTTGTCAGTTCGCAACCATATGACTATTGTATTGACCCTCAAATCGGGTGCTATTGACTTTATTGGTAATAGCAACAAGGTTTGTGGTAATGATTTCTATCAAGTGGCTCGTGGGTTCAAACCTACTACAAGTGGTTACGATCAGGTGAATCCTTACTGGTTCCAGGATCACTATGATGGTGTTGCTAAGGAATTCTTGACCGAGGCTTTTCAAGCATTAAAAGCTGCCGATTGGTATGACGAATCGGATGCAATGACAGATTATTTTAACACGGCATACTATGTTGATGTTAACATTGGCAAATGGAACAGTCCATACATTGTTCAATAAATCAAATAATGGGTAACACAATGGTTGACAATAATGTCCGATTGTGTTATCATTATAACAGTGCTGAGTAATATCAGTACATTTTTTAAACTTAGCTTTTTTTAAAGGAAACATAATGGCTAATTCTAATCAAACTTTCAAAGTCGCTGGTATTACTATTCACAATGGTAACGCTAAAGTTCGTTTTACAGATGACATGGTCCGACGTATCAAGCAATTCACTAAAGGTGGTGCTAGTCGTGTAGACTTTGTTGAGTTGCCGTCAGAAATGACAAAGGTAGAAGCATTAAAATATCTTGCTACTCTATCTGAGTTTGCTAGTGCATCAGATCAGGCAACTATTGCTGATACACTTGAAGATAAAACTAAAGAAGCAAGTAAAGGTGAAGTTAAAGTAAAAGCTTCCAAAACAAAGCCTAGCATTGATGCTATTAAAGCACGTGCTAAAAAAGCAAAAGTGTCCGCAGAAGATATTCTTGCGGCAGTTGAAGATGCTCCACTCTAAAAAACAGGGCTTCGGCCCTATTAAATTATGAATCTATCTACATTCCGTCGTTCGTTTAACCCTCGTAGAGAATTTAATCCGGCAGATAAAAAAGATTTGCTAGAATTTAAATACTTTAAACAGAAAGGCAAATGGAAAACTGGTTGTCCATTCTATTTAGAGGATCCATTTGTTGAGATTCCGGCAATGTGTGAAAGTAAATTCACTAACTACATGCTAACGAAGATGTAAAAAAAAGCCCCTTAATTGGGGCTTTTTTGTGGGTTATAATATTAGGTCCATGTAGTTGATAACTGTGTCGCAATCAATGCCGGACTTGCAGTTTTACTTGTATTAGTGCTTGGAGCAAATGCAACATTTAGATAGAACAACAATGAAGTAGTTGTACCAAATACTGCGTTACCTGTACCAGTTGGGATACTGAATAATACATTTAGTAATGTGCAAACAGAGCCAGTTGTATTTAATGCAACACCGTTACTATTGGTAGCAGTATTAGTAATAATACTGTTAGTTACAGTTAATGTTCCACCATATACTTCAATTGCGGCCGCGTTGTTTGCATCAATTTCTGAACTATCAATAGTCATAACTGTACCGGTACGGACAGCGGCAACTTGAACATTACCGGAAGTTTCAATATCAGTTATATAACAGTTACCTGTTGTAACGTCAATACAATAAACATCGCCGGTACCACTATGTGCTAAGTGTCCAATATTCAAATGTAACACGGAGGTTACATTTGAATTATCCATAAAGATACAAGTTCCGGATCCGTTTGTATCTAACCAAACATCACGAATGAATAGTCTCTGTGCCGCACTACCAGTGAAATCAATACAAGTTCCGTTAGTTGGTGCAACAAGTCTTAGATTGCTTATTGAGTAGTGATTACTTGATATAGAACCAGTGCTTGAAGATACTGTAATTGTACCTGTAATAGTTGGACTACCGTGTGTACCCGTACCAAAACTAGTCAACCAAATTCCGGGTTGCATTGTAATGTTTTCAGTAATGTTATTTAATAATAGAACAAATGCAGGGTTACTATCAGTATATCCTGCAGTTACGGCCGCTGATATAGCCGCCGTAACTGTTTTAAAAGGTTGTATTGGTGTACCAATTGCAGTATAAGTATCTGATCTACTTGGATCAACATAAAATGTATTAGTTTGTTGATATGCAATATTACCACCACTACCGATGAAGTAATTTGCTGTTACTGCATTACCTAAGTTAACATTAGCATTGATAGAAATATTGCCAGCTGTATTAGCAACAATTTCTACACCGTTATTAAAACGAATATCTGCTTGCTTGAATGGAGTGGTCGTCCCCGCTACATTTAAATTAATGAATTGCAAGTCAAGACCGTAATCAAATCCTGAGCCAGGAGTTGAGTTTTTCATACTAACACCATATGCTGAACCAGCGGTAGTCAATCCACCGTCACCGTCTAAGTAAGCAACAACAGCCGCATTTGCTGTAGTTGTTTGATCTCCCACAACACCAAGTAAACCAGTGTTAATAAATTCGCTTGCATTAGTACCGGTAACTAAGTATTGACCGGTTACACCGGCTACATAATTGCGTGTTTTAGTTAGATTGCTACCTGTTACACGACCACGTACTGCCTGTGCGCTCGCCGGATCATTTGCGTCATTGCTACCAAATGCTGAATCAATTGCTAATATACTACGTACCCCAACTGTTGCACCACCTCCGACTGTATTAGCATTACCGGTTACATTTGCATAACCATTTGGAATATTAATGTTACCACCAGTGATATTACCAGTTGTTGTAATTGTGTTACTACCGGCAGCAATAATACCAATAATGTTACCGCCAGTAATATTACCTGTTGTGCTAATTGTATTGCTACCAAACGCACTCATTAAAGTTACTACATTGCTATTACCGTATGTAGTTGCGTCACTTGCCCAACTTAATACGCCACTGCCGTTAGTAGATAATACTTGACCTGCGGTACCACCGGTAATTATTATATTACCTACAGCACCAAGATTAGCTGTAGTAGAAACATTTAATATAGTTAGTGATGCTGATCCAGTAGAACTTATACCACTAGTGTATACTGTACCTGTTACATTAACATTGCCAGCTCCAACATTACCTGTAAATGTTGGCAGATATGCGGCAACGTTGCTGTCAGTATATTCATTACCTGCATAGTTATTAACTTTATATGAATTTACTGTTTGATTAACTGCGCTAACAGAGATAGCTTTATTAGTGTTATATACAGTTACAACATCAGCTGGCTCATTGCTAGTTGCTGATGTAATAGTTAACGATGTTCCTGAAGCTGTTTGAGTAGCTTGATTATAGGTTGTTGTAGCACCAGATACTTGTGGTGCAATACCTCTGGCTACTGCTGTTCCGCCTGATGTAGCTGAACCTGTACTAGCAGAAACTGTCGGAGGACTTGTTCTTGCTACTGACGGAGTTGGTGTTTCTAGTGATCTTAATACAGAAGGATCGGATCCGCCGATCATTGGTGGTGATGTTGCCATTATAATGGTCCTTTAGTTGTTATATTACTATTTAGTCTAAAATATCTAATTACGGGTTGTTAACTGACTTAATTATCCAATAATCACTGCTCATACTTGAATTAGTAACAACATTAAATGGCATATAGAAGTATCCCTTAGCACCCCAATTTGTACCCCAACTGTTTCTTGCAATAAAAACCTTCTTACGCTTATCATATCCAACTAGTAATACAGCATGACCACCTAACAATCGTTCACGCCTTGTGTTTGGATAAGGCATATTACCAGTTCGTGCTAC